TTTCGTAGTGGTCGATTACTTTATCACTGTAGGCCATGTTATTTTCCTGTTGGGGATTTAGGTGCTTGTGGTGGTTGTGGAGCCGGCACAGTCGCAGGAGGTTTTTTAAAGCCGTCTATCAACTGTTGCAGGCCAGCGGCCATACCAGTGCCGGTAATAGTCATCATAAGGACGAAACAGATCTGTCTCATTAATTTGGTACCAATACTGTTCTGTAGCAGTTGCAGTTGCCATCCAACAAGGCTTCCCAATGGTAACCGGCCGGTGCAGGATACGTTGGTTGTGCTGGGGGCATGGTCTGTTGTTGAATGTAAACTGGTTGCTGTTGAATATAAACAGGAGGGCGAGTGGCTTCATACACAATGACACCGCCTACTACAGCCGGAGCTACCCAACCATAACCGGGATGCCAGTAGTAACGGCCGCCGCCGTGGCGCCAGTATTCAGCGTGTGCGTCTGTGGCAAACAAGGTGCTCATGGCCAGTAAGCTGGCAAATATTGTTGCAATTATTAAGTTTTGTTTCATTTTGCCTCCTGTCTAACTATATGTGATTATATAGTCCGTGTCAACCAATTTGGTTACTGTCGGCGTTTTAATGCCTTTTTGGCATTAGAATCCACTACAGCATGAGCTTGATCCACACTCATACCAGTTTCGGTTTCGGTGTTGCCTTTGAATCGAACCACTCCCGAAGCAGGATCCAGAGGTTCTAGGATATTGCTGAGAGGTTCTTGACTAATAGCATCGTTGAGAGTTTCTGGAGTCAGATTGACACCTAGACTTTTGGCTGCTTCAATAAAAGCAGCCTGGCTGATTTGTTTTTGCGAGTTTGTGTCGTCGGCGCGATCAGATAACAGGGTGGCCAAGCTGGCTAGTTTGGTAGCTTGGTTCTGTTGATTGTCTTGTGCAAATTCGCGTATCAACATTATCTACGGCCGCGGCCCAAGCTAGCGGAAGGTGTAGGTAATTCTTCTTCTTCGGGCGCAGGCAACTCGGCGGGTAATTCTTCACCATCCATTGGCAGTCCAGCGTCTGTGTCTGGGGCAGACATCATGTCCTCGCCTGGCACAACCGGAGCTTGTCCTGTGACCACACCAAGAGCAGATTCCAACTGTTGCTTGCTGCCTTGCAAGTTTTGTACCAGTCCGGCCAAGGCTGCTGTGGCATCTGTATTGAACTGTGCGCTTTGATCCACGCCTACTTGGTTCTTGATCTGATCGCACAAAGCAGGTAGATCTTTGAACTGCATGCTGGTGACCTGTTCTATCATTTTCTGCACTTGGTCAACCATGTCCTGACTGGCCAAGACCACCTGAGCCTGTTGTACTTCGCTGGCTTCACGCAAGCGACGGCTCAACCGAGTTTCCATGGTTGGCATGTTGGATGCCTTTTGTACTTCGGCACGTTGGGCTTGTAACGCTTTGATCTGATCGTCAAGGCTCTTGAGCTGTTCTTGGGCCTGGCGTTTCTTTTGTTGTACCTGTGCTGTCTGTAGAGCAGCCTGTTGATTGGGATTGGCGGCCTGTTGGTTGGTGCCAGCTGTGCCTACTGCTCCTTGCATGGGAGCCGGCATGGCCATGCCATCTTCCTTGATACGTGCTGTTAGGGCCTGCTCCAGCATGACCAATTTTAAATAGTTGGGATTCTGTTCGCTGCGATGGAACTCGGGAGTACGGCGATGTTCGCTGACCAGTCCACGCACACGGGTCAATAAGTTGCGAGCCTGTTTGGTAGTGATCGAATCAAAAGCGATACGATTACCAAAATAGCTTTCAAATACCTTAGCGGCTTGTTTTGTTTGGCTTGGTACGGCCAGTTCTTGCAGTTTCATTTTCGAATCCTCGTTGTTGACAATATTTAGCCCAGTTTACACATTTGGTCAGTTGATTTTCCAAGCGTTTTTTCAGTATGATCTTGCTTTCCAGCTTGGTAGCTATAATATCACGGAAATTAGGATCAGAACTGTGCTCTCCCACCGCCGTACGAGCTGTTATATCTTGGTTTAGACTGTATAACTTGTTGTCGGTTTCCAACAATTCTCTTGCCAGATTATACACAGCATGCTTGTCAGCTATGCACCAGCTGAGTGCTGTGCGGGTACTGTGGAATTCACCCACATCAGTAGCACTACAAAATACCTGATATCCTGGACGACGCGGCACTATGCGATACTTGCCAAAAACTTCGTATTCGCCCTCATCATTTTGCCAAATAAGATTATCAACAATATCGCGAAATTCCTGATGGAACATGCGATCAAACTCTTGATCAGATTTTATCATTTAGCCAGTACATAGTGCATGATGAGCCACCCACAGGTAGCAACTAGGAATCCAATAATTCCTACACCCCAGGCCATGATTTGATCATTGCGTTTGTCAGCCATTTTGCTGACAGTTTCTTTGACCTCTTTGACCATGACACAAAGATCTGTGATGTGTGAACTCAACACAGACATCTTGTCTTCCAAGGCATTATAGCGTTCGGCACACAGCTCTACGTGTGCTTCCAGACTTTTCTTTTCAATTTCTGTTGTCTCTAACATGCTATTCTCTTTTATGCGGATCGTCCCTCAATCTCATTTGTATTATTTATAGAGACCAGCTCAAACCAGATGTTTTGTTCAGAGCCTTCTGTGATCAACATTGGCGCTAAATCGCTTCTATTTCCCAGATCCAACAGCATGGGCACTCCTTGAGCGTCGGATCTCAGTACACTGACCGGATCTAGGCTGTCTCCATAAACACCTTCTGCTTCGGTTTCAAATTCAAAACGCCAGGTCAGGCCAGGCAACTGTTCGGGTTCAGACATATTGAATATCTGGGTACGCATGCCAATGATCTGGGTCAAGGTCTCCCAGTTGCGCTGTTGATTTCGGGCTGTGTTCCAGGCCGTCACCGAATCAATAATATGCCCAGCCCGATCCTCAAATGGAATACGAGTGCTTTTAAAGTGTCCAGTTATTCCCGTCGGGGTAATATCAAACAAGGTAGTGCAGGCATATCGCATCTATTGAGTTCTTGATAATTCGTAAAGTATTTCAACCTGCTCGCACAGGCGGTTTAATTCAGCGTTGTCACGTCGTGATTGAAAAATATCAACCCAACGTTTTTGTTGTTCCAATTCGGCCAGCTCTCTTTGTAGTTCTGGATCTTGACGATGCAAGGTCCTGTGTGTGGATCCAGGATTGCGGGCATACACTGTGCGACCACCGTCAGGACTTTCAAATATGGTCACTTCAGTAATTTTGTTCACATTCATTATGTGTGTATTTAATGCCAACAAAAAACCCTGGAGTTTTAATTCCAGGGTTTGTTGTGAAACTAGATCAGTTATTAACCGATATAGTATGTACCTTGTGTTGTGAATACAGCATTGGCACCAGAGCTGGACCAACCGTATGCACCACCAGCACCGTTAGCAGCTTGACATGCTGTCAAGAATGTAGCGGCATTGGCAAAAGCGCCTGTTGGGAACACAGCAACGTTCAATACTGTGTTGGCAGCAGGATTAACCTGATACATGGCAACAGTAGAAACTTGTTGGATGCTGGTCAATGTGTTGGAAATAAAACCACCAACGTTGCCTGCACCAGCACCTGTCAAAGCGGCATTGGATGTCGCTTGGAAAAAGTCTAATTTAGGACCTTGGAAGTTTGTTACAGCAGCAGCTGCTAAGTTACCTTGCTGTGAAGGTGTACCGTTTAATACGTCAGTAGCGAATACGGGTTGTGCGCCACCGCTTACGATTGTGATATAAGCCATTTTAAATCTCCTTTATATGTGGTCACTGAGGACCTGCATGTATTTACCAGATTGGTAAAAAATTAGGAGTTTGGTTGGGATTCTGGGTTGTTTACTGAACGGTTTGCCGCGGTAAATCCACCGGCCAAACGATTCACGGCCTTGGCCATGCCACCTGGAGTGGCCATGACCCAGCCTTCTTGACCTGGATGCTGTAGGTCTAACTGTTGTAATAGATCCATCTTGATATCGTGTAACAGGACCCAGGCTGTAAAGGTTGCGGCCATGCCACCTATGTTGCTACGTGGACTCTGTAGATATTCTACTATGTTGGCAAACTTGCGTGGTGTCACATGCTGTTGCAACCAAGCACCAAAACCGGCCAACATGTTGTCAAAAGTACCACCTACTCGGCTGTTGATGTAGTCAACACATAACCTGGGCAGATCTGTGATTTGAAGGGCACGCAGGTCAGCAGGATTAAACAGCTGGTCAATCGCGTCACCACCTTTGTTGTAGACTTCACGCAGTTGACTCAACAGCTCACGATTGACTCGTACATTTTGTTTGGCATACACCGGCTCCAGCAACAGGAGACCTGGCACTGTTTTAAATTTAAACGTGCCAATGGGTTCCTTGGGTGCTCCGGCTTCGGCAAAACGAGTATGCATGGCAATGCCTATGTCACTGGCACCAATTCTTTTGCCCACATCGCTGGCCACAGGTATTTTGTACTCTACTGTGTTGGGTGTAAACACATAGTTGCCGGCTTGAATCTCAGGGGTGTTGGTGTACAGGAGATCGCCTTGGAAAAATCCTTGATAACCTTTAGGCACAGCGGCCTCTAACCGGGGCCATAATTTGTCGTAAATAGGTGCCAGAGTTTCTACGCGAGTAGCAGGTCGACCTTGTGCGGCCGCTTCGGCATCACGTGCAGCCAAATGCTTGCGCACTTGTTTAGGACTCTTGAACATGCCGTCATAACCGCGTGCCCCGAATCCGGCCACATCGGTCAGGATGAAATCGCCTGATTGGTCACGTCCAAATATCAGGGCTGGTTTGCCATCCCATTTGACTGTGGTTGTCCGACCTGTGTCAGCTGTGGTATGCTTGATAATGTCCATGGCTCGTTTGATGCCGTCGCTGCCATTACGAAACACATAGTCTTCCAGGTGCTCGATACCCTTGGCGCGACCACCTTGTATGTCTGACTCGATCAACTTTTGCATGCCCTGATTCACAATGCGATCGCGCAGGCGGGCCAGGAAGTTGACATCACTGTATTCAATGTAGGGATCCGCAGTCTCTGTGCTTTCCATGAAAGGCAGGCCTTCGCGTTCCATGTGAGCTCGGAAATCAGCCAATTTGGCGTCGCGGGCAGGATCAGTGCTGAGTGCTTGCAGTATGGTTTCTACCGAAGCTAGATCTTGGCGGGTGGCAGTCTTGTTCAGCAAGAGCTTGGCCACTCGATCTGGATCATTGGTAATCAATGTATTGGTATCTCTGTCAGCGATTCCGGCCAATTGATTTAGCTTGTAGCCCATGCTTTTGGCAATGCTGTTCATTAACACATTGCGCTCTCGTCCTTTGTACTTTGAATCCGCAGGCATAGCGCCCAGCACAAACTTGCTCCAGGGCACGTCTTTCATGAACATGAAGTCAGTTTGTACAAAACCTCTGTCGGGTCTGCCATCGATGGGCGTTTTGAAGTGCACCGCTGTGCCAGATTTTTTGATCCAGTCTTGAGGTTTGAGTCCCTGACTGATACACCAGGCCTCAAGCTGTTGTAGTAGTTGTTCTTTAGTGATCTTGTTGGCATCCACAGCAATGTCTAGATCACCCGAAGTGTCTTTGATACCAGTTGAACCCAGGGTGTTGTTCTGTAGATCCAGATCTGGCAACATGTGTTCCAACCAGGCCAAGGTGGGCTTGACATCGGTCTGTGCTATGCGTTGTGTAGCACTTTGGCCATCGGCCAATTTGAATACGTTGCCGCCTTCTAGGATTTTCATTGTACTATGAATCCTTGTGCTTTGAGAGCGGCATCAGCTTCGGGATTCTTGGTAGACTTGACCACATTGTTCTTGCGACTACCTGCACCCAGCTGATATTTTTTGCTGGCCTGTGCCAAGGCAGGATCCTGTTGTTTCAGCTGGGCCGACAGTTTCTGTATACCTTGGACTGCGATCATCAGGTACTCCTCCACAGCAGACGCATTGGCAGTGGGATCGTTTTCGGTCTTGACCACTTTGATCAGGGCCGAATTCAACTGCTGGCGGATGGTAGGATCCTGTCTTACCATGTCCATGTTGAGTGGTTGACGGGTTCCGGGTATGGTTGCGGCCAGCTTGCCATCCGACCAGGCTAAAAACTTGCGGGCACGATTGCCGGTACGCATGGCAGTGTTTTGTTTGAACTGTTTGGGCATGGCTGTTGCCCTAGGGTCAACTGGGTTGCCGGCAGGAGCAGAATCACCTGGTAGATCGTTAAAGGCTTCATTGACCTTGGTATACTTCATCGGCTTTTGTTTAACAGGCAACGTGGCATCCAGTCGTTTGGCCAGTGCAGGATCTACGGGCTTTTTGGTCTTTTGGTCCTTCCAACCTTGTCCGTCATTTTTCCACACAAAGGTCTGATTACCCATGGTAACAGTTGTTGATTCGCCGGCTTCCTTTTGTTGGACGGATGGCTTGGTAGCTGTTGTAGAGTTGGCTGGCGTTGTTGTACTAGCTTCCGGTTCTGGAGTAGGTAGAGTCTTGGCAACCTGTGCCCATTCGGCCGCCAGGCGTTTGACATAGTCAGCGGTTTGCTGTTCAGACTTGGCTTGATTCTTGTCTTGATTGAATTGCTTGGTATCAAATGCACCCGGAGTCTTGAACGATGACTTGAGATCCTTTAAGGTATCAAGCACACCTTCACTGAGTGCGGTTATCTCATGAATTTGCATCGGTCTTCCTGACTGTTCTGGTGAATTTTTCAGGATCTTTTAACCGTATGGCATTGAGCAATTTTCGTGTGAGATTTTCAGCCTGCTCGGGGCTATAGTTGCCCTCAATTTCTTCCAGCAAACGAATAGCCGAAGTGATGATGTTGCTGGCACGATTTTCAATGACATGGCGCTGATCGCGCTCAATGTACATGGCATCCAGTTCTTCCAACAGGCTACGAGTTTTCTTTTGCATAATGGCCAAGACCTTTTTATTATTTATTAGTATTTACGGGTTTGTTAAGATACTGGCCAGCTCTGGAAATAGGTGTTTCCACTTGGTGCCTCGTCGTTGATCCAAAGAATCCAAATATTCTATAATTTTGCCAGGCTGTTTATTGATATTGTTTACAGACAAAATACCTGTGGCAGATTGATAGCGGTGTTCTATTGGATCTGTAAATTTAGACCTATAGAAATTTTGTTTTACCCAATTAATCAATTTGTCAAGATTATTGTAATTTAACACACTGACTGTGGTGTTTACTGCAAACATGCAATTTCCAGGACAGTTATCTATAAACCACTGTAACTTAAAGGATACATCATTCCACTCAGCTGGATAACGCTGGAACTCAAATTGCTCACCAACATCATCTATACTAAAATCAAGTTGTACCAGTTTAAATTTTTTCCATAGTGCCAACAACTCCGTAGATGGTAATATTGTACCATTGGTATTGTAGTTAAGATGCACTTGATTTTTGTTTGGAATATTTTGTAAAAAATCTACATGTTCTTTACTGAGTAAAGGTTCGCCGCCGTTAAAATGAACAAATTGCAAGGCTGATAAATCCAAGGACTTCCAGGTTGTGTTGACTACTACTTTTTTTAAAGTCACTGGCAGATTGAGTTCTTGTTTCCAGCTGCTACTGTTGTGTGGGCCACAGATAGCACAGGCTAAATTACATAAATCCCCAGTCCAGTAATCTAATCTAATAAGTTCTACAGTATCATTATAATATCCATGATCTTGATACCATTGATTACTACCTGTGCGCCTGCTAGTTCCATTGGATTCTTCGGCATGTTGACACGACTCGCATGCTGATGGAAATTTACCTGTCTTCCATTCCATTCTGAATTGATTCAAATATTGATTGTTGTAGAATTGTATCTGATCCGTTGGTTGTGGAGCGGTCAGACAACACGGAGACACGGCTAACTGATTTTGAACGATACTAATATTTAAATTTTTAAAAACATCAATACAAGTGTTCATTATGACTGTTTGATTTGACCCAACAACTGTTTTAGTTTAGCACTTTGTACGTCGGCTGTGATCTTACCCGCTTCTTCACGTTCGGCCTGCGGTTCAGAGGCCAACATGGTACTCTTGGCCTTGATACTGTCCAGCAAGTTACCACCAGGACGTTTAAATCCTCCGGCTTGTTCTTCTTCTCCTGGATCTGTGATACGCATGGTTTCAATGTTGTAGTCTAAATCAATCTTCATACCTACACCTGTACTACTACGCGACTTCATGCACTGGATCTGATACTTGCCACGCTCACGCATGGCACGACTAGTAAAGATGCCAAACACATTGTCGGCAGTATTAATCTTTGAAATACCACCTGAAATATGACTATGGTCAAACTCAATTTCTTCCACAGCCGATCGATTCAACTGACTAGCTGTGACAAACAGCACATTGAGTTCTTTGGCCAAGTTGCGCAGTTCTTCACTCACATATTTGTCTTTGACAAATAGGTCGTTAGGGCTAACCTTGGCCGATACTGGCATCAACAAGTCCAAGTAGTCACACATGATAAAGTCTACCTTGATTCCGGTCTGTACCTGCACTTCTTTGATATAACTACGAATGTCGTTGATGTTGCTCTGTGCCGGTAGTGCTTTGATTCTATACTGTCCAGCTTTTTTACTAACCAGCTTGACCTTGAGTTCGGTCTGATCTATATCTTTTCGAATGTCTTTGGTACTCATACCAGCCAGCATGGCATCAGTTCTTAGGGCACACAGTTCTTCACTCAGTTCTAACGAAATATACACACCACTAAGTCCTGCTTGTAACCACGAAAGTGCTATGTTCATCATGACCAAACTTTTACCAGAACCAGATCCACCGGCAAAAATGTTTAGCTCGCCGCGACTGAATCCACCATACAGGATCTTGTCCATCTGTGGCCAGCCTGTTGACACTTGCCCGCCCGAATTGAAGTACTTGTCGATACGAGCACGCGGATCAGCCCAGTAGTCTGTGCCCATGTCCTTGGTCAGGCTGATCTGTACCGCATCCTTGATCAATTTTTCTACAGGATCGTACTCGCCCTTTTCTAGTAGATCGGCGCTTTTTAGGATGGCACGTTCTAGTTCTTGTCTACGAGTGAACTGCTCAAATTCTGCCATGAACCATTCAAAGTGTCCTTCGTTCAAGTCCGGAACCGACTGTAGTCGTACACCTGTGCTGGCACTGATTTGATCCACTGTGGGTAGTGTCTTGTGTTGATCGCTGTGCTCGGCAATGAACACAGCCGCTGGTCTCAAGCTACGATCAAAGTTTTCTGGATTGTAAATGTTCTGCACACGCACATATGATTCTGCGTCTTGCAACATCATTTCTAAGAATAGTTTTTGGACATCAAGCCCGTAGTCTTTTAACAAGTTGTTTCTTCCTCAGTTCAATTTTGATTTTGCTGGTTTCTCTGGCCTGCATTATAGTTAGCAAGGTGGCCAATCTACCCATACGAATTACAGCATCGTTTATATCTTTACAGCCCGCGGGCCACTCGGGCATGCTTACTGCCCAGCCTAGTTCTACCGCACGGTCTACCAATTTCATTCCAGCTTCGTCCTGGTCTGGCACCACAACAACATCGCGGCCCAGATTGCGTATCACACGCACCTGTGCATCATTGATTTCGGCATGCAGTACAGCTACACCATTGATGCTGAGTGCATCAAACACTCCTTCACATACAATAACTGACTGCCATGTGTTTTTTTGTAAGTCGGTACCAAACACATAACCCGGCTGTGCATCTTGGATATATCTAGGGGTCCTATCATCTAGGAATCTAGTGGTATGTCCTACTACCTGCATGTTGTGGGTAAAAGGAATCACAATACCTGGGCGCGGCATGGTCTTGTACAGGAATGGATAGTCCAGGGGTATCCTGCGTGCTAGTAGGTATTCAACGGCTCGCTGATTTAGTGTTTGTGTATCTGCTGGTAGGTCTCGATCTTCAAACTCAATGGCGGCCAAACGATCTGCCACCAGTTGTCGTTCGCCCAGCAGTCCTTCAATGGATCTTTGCTTGAGACTTTCAAGATTGATTCGTTCTATTTCTTCTGCAGGCACATTCAACCACTCTAACAGGCGCCGTGCTTTGAATGTCAAGTTGCGTCCCAAGATAAAACTGGCTGTATAGCCGCAGTTGAAACAGTGATAGCTCCAGGAGCCGTCGGCTGTGGGCTTTAGGCCACCACGGCTTCTTCGATCCTGTGTATCGCCTCGATGAATGCAACAGGGTGCATTAAAACTGATCCAACCAGAAGCAGTTTGTTTTCTTTTCGCGGGCAAAAATGCAACGACATCTATCATCCTTTGATTATACAGGAATCTATGTGAGAAATCAAGCGATCACGTATCAATTGGTGACCCAGTTCTGTTGGGTGACGGCCAGGTTTTAGATATGTGTCGGGCAGTTCTTTAAGGAACCATTCGCTAAAACTCCATCCGGGCCAGGCCATGGTTTGGGCATGGCTTACCAGACGCATGGGCTGGGCCAAATTAAACTGCACAAGATCAAGTCCTTGTCTTGCGGCCACCCCATCAAACAACAGGACCGTTTCTTGGAAACGCAGGGCCTGTAGTTCTCGACTGTCGGTCAAGACTGTTTGTTGCTGTATTAGATTTTTCCATGGATCTGTCAAGGGCCATGCACTGTGAACAAATCTATTCCAGTCTGGGTCGTGGGCGGACATGACTCGATTGGGATCGTAGTGGCTGAATCTGGCTGCGTCAGTATGACCAACCAGGATCAAGCAGTCATTTGGATTGGGCTCGTGGTCCAGCCACCAGAGAAATGTCCAGACAGCACTTTGTAAACTACCGCCGGCTATGCCATAATTTTCTACCGGTACTGAATAGTGCTTGCCCAGCAGTCCTAAGAAACAGTTTTGTTCTCTGTAGTCAGTATTTTCTGTCAGTGCCGGATGGATCCTAGGATGCGATAACAGTTCCGGATTGATCAGTTCGTCGCCCCAGATCCAACTGTCGCCAAATCCTACAATCTTTTGAAACTGCATTTATCTATAGAAAAGATCTAGTACGTAACCGGTACTGATAATGACCATGGCACCTTGTTGATCGGGTGCCACTGGATAGTAGGGAGTATTGATGCCGGCTGCTGGTATCAACCAGTAGCCCGATCCACCGTTGGTTATAGTAATGGTCTCGATAGATCCAGTATCGCTGATGGTTGCTTCGGCGGCAGCGCCAGCACCATCACCCACTATATTGATCTTGGGTGGCGCCAGATATCCTTGTCCGGCATTTTGAACTGTGATTGAAGTGACCACACCATCGGTACAGGCCGCGTAGGCTGTGGCTGGAATTCCGTTGCCACCCGGAGTGGCAAAAATACTGTTGTTGAAACAGAGCCGGACCAATGGATACCATCCAATTATGTTGAGATGTATGGTTCCAGTATAGTTATAGTAGGTAACGCTTTCAGCTCCAGTGGGATTGTCTATGGTGACACCCAGAGGCACATTGTATGGCACTGCTTCGTAGTCCTGAGCTGCCTGAGCTTTGATTGTACCAGTGTAACCATCCAAGGTCATTTGTACCGTAGTCACCGGTGTCTTGGGCACGATGAAACTACTGTAGTATTCGGTATTGAGGAACGAATTCCAGTAATTGGCACCATTGGGATTTCCGCCCCAGTACCAGTCGCTTCCAGGATAGTTTCCAAAACTGGTGCCGTCGGCTGATCCTTGGGCACTGAGTTTGGTTGTGGGTATGGTAAGTGGTGCCGATGGCACATACTGAGGCAACACACTGTTGACCACGTTGCAAGGAGCACGACCTCCTGACTGTGCGTCAGTGAATACCGCTTCGGTTAGGTTGCCACTGAATCTGGTAATGCTGTAGCTGGCCGGTTGGGCAAGAATATCCAACAGTTGCGAACTGGCCAATGTGACTTTGACCTGACCCAACGGACCGTTCAGTATGACCATGGGCTGTTCCAGCAAGATCGCTGTGCCTTCGGTATTGAGTACTCGGAACATGAATGTGCTACCAGTTACATTGACTGGTTTTTCGTTCTGATTGACAAACTGAAACAGTAGAACATTGTCAACGCCTTTGTTAATGGTTAGGATTTTAGAGTACACGGGATTATACCTGTAGGTAAAGATTGTGGGATCTACGCTGTCTAGGGCCACCACTCGGGTCAACTGCTGATAGATATACACTTCGGTTGAATACATACATGTTATTTAGTGGGTTTGGTACAGGTACCAAATTTGGTCTCATAAATATTCCTGATTATGACAAATGATATTTTCACACAGTTAGCGGAAAAATACCCCTTTATTACCTTGTGTGTCTATGCCTCCACAGAATATGTAGGTATCATACAGAATCGCGACGATGTGATAACCACTATCTATGATTTTGGTAGCATACAGAGTGTGGAAGAAAAACGCTTGTTCTTGGAGCTGGCCAATACCTGGTGGTGGGAGTCAAATCGCAGCATACCCATCAACATATTCCTCAAGGGCGATTGGGACTCTTTCCGTGGGTATCTACGCACCTTTGTCAACAAGGACTTGGAAATCATGCACGGGCCTGCTTGTAGTCTCAGCGAAATGGCCCGTAAAAAATCAAAACGCAAAAGCATCACCCTGGTAAGAAGACTAGACTAGCATGAACATAGGTCTGTATCTGTGTACTGGCATAGGTGGGGCTAGACATGGTTTTTTGGCAGGATGGCTAGGCACCTTGCCAAATTTTATCGACAATCAATGGCGTATTGATTTAGAAACCGGGCACAGCGATGGTTACATGAACATAGCCAAAGATATCGAATGTGGCATGTCATTCAATCAATTTCTCAACAACAGATCATTTGTCCTGTCGGATCGCGCTGATCTATTCATGGCAGGACAACTACATGGGCATGCCTTGATACCTTATCACAAAGATATCGACTACAACTGCGTTAGAGTTTTAAATGTTGATGTGACCCATGCAGATCCTGCTCAGGTACAGTGGGATTTTTTGGTTAAGACCTACCTGCGCAAGGATCGTGCCAAGCAGAACTATGAGGAAAATGCTGTGCAATGGAACATTGATAAATCAATCAATCAGCTGGTGGTCACTGATCAAGATCGAGTAGAAAAATTCAAACTGTTGGCGA